ATCTTCTTACCATAATAAGTGTAAAGAATAGATATATATACTCATAATATTAAGACCATAAACCATTGGGTGGCGGGTGGCGGGTGGTGGCGGGTGTTTTCAATTTTTTTGTAAGAAAATAATTATTTTTTAAAAAAAATATTTTATAAATTTTATAATGGAAAGACTTTAAAACAACCCGCCACCAGCCACCCGCCACACCCGCCTTTTTGGGATTATAAAAATCCATAGATTAATAGAATCTCATAATATGTAATTGCCAAACATGGATGGCAAGAAGTGCATAGTTCGTACATTCCATTTTCATACATATCATTTTCATAAACTCCCATTATAGTATATCAAACAATATTATTTTCTTTTTATATGTATATGGACCCGCTTATACATCATAGTGATATTAATGGTTCGAATACCTTGGCGACTGTTCTTATTGGTGCAAATGGCATTCATGAAAGCCACACCCGTTCTAGATAAATGATATAATAATTTTATATGATTTATTTTAAAGGGGGTTACGTAATCCCTACTTTTTGGTATAAAGAAGTGCTTGCATTGAGGAATTGCCCATAGCGGTAGCTGTCTTCTGTAGCTCTTCCAAATCCACATTCCCAAACTTCTTCTGAAGAAATATATGCCTCAACATACTCGTTGAGATTTTCTTTCCAAACACATCATTAAGGCGATGGGTCATTTGGGGACTAGTAAGCCCTTTCATTTTCGCATCAAATAACACATAGTCGCATCCATCTGGAACCACTTTGAACCACTTATTAAGAATGACTTTCAATGGCTTGGTAATCTCTGTTTCTTGCATGCCATATGTTTTCGCCGTCTTGTAATTCTGGAATATAAACTTACTGTTCTTAATATCAATGTAATTATCTTTTTCCTTATCATAGTTTCGCCATTTCATCATCCCAAAATCGACTGAACGTCTGGGAGGTTGGAAGATTCCTCCAGTAAGAGCAAGCATAACCCATTTCTGTATTTCAACCAAGTCGCTTGGAGTAAGTGATTGCTTCTTCAAACAATGTTTCGCATTTGTCTCTAACTGGTTAAAGATAGACATGACTTCTTCCGGTTCAATCATTCCTTCTTCTTGTGCCGGGGTTTTCTCTTGTTTCAACTGTTCTGCATTGTATTCATGAATATCATGCATCATCACCTTTTGGTAAGCGGGATTACCAGTAAGCACAGAAAGGCCCGCCAATACTGTTTTTCGCTTGTTAAAAGCAATATCTTTCAAATGGTCCAAAATGACTGAATCATCTTCAAACTTTTTAAAGTCATACTCTTTATCATCATAGCATTTATCATATATATTCTTCAAAATACTTTTATAGGTCTTGATACTTCCAGCAGAAAGGTGAGGGCGGTTCTCTTTCACTTTATCAATAATAGCTTCCATAATATAGTTAAACATAAAAATTTTGGTTAAACATTGCTTAATATAAGGGAACTACGTTCCCTTTAGAACCCTCCTTAATTGGGGGTCTAAGGGGGATTTATCCACCTATTTTTTATAATAGTATATATTATGAGTATCGTTGAGGTTGATAGCAAATTAAAAAAGATGCCTCCCATTAAGGAAGCTATGAATATATACTTGGATGGAATCAACCGGAATCTGCCTTCTAGAAACGGCTTTGTTTGGGCTGTCTCCGGTTCTGGTGGTTCTGGCAAGTCGAGCATGTTGCTTAATATGTTTAAAAGTGCTGACTACTATCGAGGCAAGTTTGATAATGTTTTTGTATTTACGCCACTGACAAGTTTTCTATCAGTGCATAAACATCCCTTTGAAAAACACGATAAAGTGTATCATGAGATAGACGCAGAAGTGCTGGAAGAGATAGAGGATTCACTCCTATCAATTAAAGAGGAATGTTTGGACATGGATTGTCCAATGGAGAACTCACTTATCATAATAGATGACATGGGTGGCTCACTGAAAGACAAGGGATTAATTAAAGCATTAAATAAAATGATATTAAAGACTCGACACATATCATGTTCATGGGTCTTCACTTTGCAATCGTATTATATGCTACCAAAGCTATTAAGAAAACAAATGAACTATATCACTATCTTCAAGCCAAAAAACACAGAGGAATGGTCATCAGTTGCCAAAGAGGTATTTCAAATAGCCAAAGATAAACAACAAGAGTTATATGACTACACATTCAGCGAACCATATCAGCATCTCGATATAGATTTATTCAGTGGAAAGATGTATAAGAACTTTAACGAACTGCAAATAAAATAAAATCTATTGATATACTATGCCAATCAAATCGAAAAAGGATAAGCGAAAGAAGAAGAAGGGAAGACTCACCAATGAGGAAATTCTCAAACTGATTAAGAAACTCAAACCGAAGAACCAGCAGACAGTCAGAATTAATATTGGCGATAAAGAGGATAAGAAGAAAGGAGCAGTAAGCAATCAACCACCCGTTCGAAGTGAAGTCAGTTATTTCAGAGCACCACCTCAAACAGATTTCTTTCAACCACCTCAGCCACCCTTATTAATCAATAAGCCACCACCTAGTTTAGCAGAAACCAAGAAAATTCTTGATGCACCTACACAAGAAGAGAAACAAGAACAAGCTACATCAACTAGATTAAAGAAAAGAAGAAAACCAAAGCCACTTCAACAAGAAGAATTTATGAGTGATGAACCAATCTTACCAATCTCGTACTTTCAAGAACCCGACAAATTTAAAAAAAGCGTATTGGGAGAAAATGCGTCAAGGCCATTGCGATATGCAAATCCAGTTGAGAATGATAGATTTCAACCAGAAATAATACAAACAATTCAATCACAAGACCAAGTGGGTAATAGAAGTTCTTTCAATATGTCAAGTGATACATGGACCCTTACACCAGAAGGAAATATCCAATCTGTTGAGGAGATACAAAAAGCGCAACAAGGAGCGCCAGAAGAAGCACCCCCGAATGAGGAGGAGTTAATTCAACAGCAAACAGATTTATTAACAGAGGGGCAAATGATTTTCGAGACAAGTGAAGAAAGTGAAGCAGTTCCAACCAACATATCTCTTCGTGATGTGAATAGGTTGATTATTGAAGGCAAACTAGACCTAGCACAGTTTCAAATCGACCCCAATGTTGTTTATAAAACTGGCAAAAAGAAAGGGCAACTCCGAAAAGAGATAACTTCAAGAGACCTTGCTCCTATATTACAAACAATTGATAAACAAGGAATAGAATAGGGAAAAATATATAATTATAATATATCAGTAATGAAACCAGTTATAATTATGTTTGAAGAAAGCAAGATTGCCAATTTTGAAATATCACCCAAATCCTATTACCGTTATCGTATATATTTTATGAATGGAAAGTGTATGGACATAGGGGATAGAAATACAGTATGCTATATTGACAATGGCGATAAAGGAACCCGTGAGGAATTCTATGAAGGTCTTACAATAGAAGAGTGGAATAAATTACACACCAAATTGCCATGTCGCTTTTTCTTTGAATGTCTCTTATTAAATGGAAAATACAAAACGATGGTTGAAAATATAAATATGTATAATCGAAGTCTTTAGCATTTTTAGAATTCCTTTAGCATTTTTAAAAGAATTAGTTTATTTGTAAAAATTTTAATCTTTGGGTAATATATAAAATGAACGCCATGGAACAACAATTACAAACAAACTCAACTCAGCCAATCCAGAAAAAGCATTACTTCTATAGAATTTATTGCAAAGACCCAGAAGTGTCTGACTCCTATATTGGTAAGACATGCCACTTTGAAGCACGCATTTCGCACCATAAGTTGCTCTCGAATGATAGCGATTTAAAGTTATATCAATTCATCAGTGAGAATGGTGGATTCAACAATTTCGTGTGTGAGTGTGTTCATATTGAGATATGCACTGAGGAAGCAAGCACTTTCATTGAATATGCGATGTATCACTTGTTCAAACCAACATTGAATACTCGTGTTCCTCGTGTGAAGACCAATGTCTTTAAATCAAAGAAAATAGATTATAATAGACAAGCATGCCAAAAACATTACATGGTTCAGAAGGAATGCGAATGCGGATGGATTGGTTCTAAGATGTCATTTGCTCATCACTTGAATAGCAAGAGACACAAGTCTTGGGTCGAACAAAGCGAATTACATGAATCTGTATTTGGCGATGTAATAGTTCTAGACGATGAATCTGTTATGCCACTTGATACATGCTGTCCCCAATGTAAAATGAATATTCATTAAATGATATAATACTTCATGCTATTATATTATTCCCAAAGGGAACAAAGCCCCCCTTAATTGATACACTTCCAAATATCAAACACTATAATAATGTTTCCAATTGCGATTGTATTTTCAGTATTATTAACCATGTTTTGAACTTGAATAGTCATATTCGCCATTTGTGCTTCTAGTGTAAAGGTCATAATATTTGATGTTTGACTTCTCACAGTATTCGTTGCCGTAGTAGTTCCTATTACCCCTTGAAATGAAGCATATGTAGTCATTTGCATTCTATTACCACCAACCTTACCAATAGCGGTTTCATAGTTTTGAAATCTCATACCACTTGATTCAACCAAAAACATATAACTAGCCATAGACGCGACATAATTGGCATTAATCGATGCTTGAACAAATTTTACAACCAAATTGTATTTAGCACCAAGTTCGAAATTCTCTCTACCCAAAACAGCATACATATCAATCATCTGAAGAGTTGTTGTTGTTGTATCAATATAGTAAGTATATAATGAAGAGCATTTTGTAGAAG